TACATATTACACTATTGTAAGTTGCCATGTGATTAGTAAAATATCGGTAACGTCTTTATTAACCACATTAAAATTTGTTCTGCATAACATATTGCCAGAAGAAGAAGCATTAAAAATACCAGCTTCTGTGATTGCACCAGTTCCAGTTCCACCGGGAAATATTGCCGTATAAGTTAATGTGTTTAGAGTCCTAGCGGAAGTATCAAATGCAACTCTTCCCAATTGATATCCCAAAGTTGTTTGAGAAACATTAACCGCAGTATTGGCATTACCTATTGCCATGTGACTTGGTGCAGACAACTCTCCAGCAATCCTAGCAGCAATTAAAGTTTTTCCAGTATGAACAACCTGATTATTTACAAGTCTTTCATCTTTACGCTTACCATCTTCATCGAAAAGTTCAATTTTTAACTTTCCTTTGACAACAACAGACTCAGTAATCACTATATCTCCCGTTTACTTTTCTATATTTATAGGTCTGATACAAGCGAAACAGATGAAATTAAGTTAGCTTCTGTATCAATCTTTACATTATTAAATAGGTTTGTTCCTGCTGGATGAACGATTTTCTTGGTAATGTCGTAGAATGTTTCAATATCCAGTTCAGATTCTAGCTGATACGCAAATGGCTGGAACAATTTATCGTCTTGTAATCTAACGTCAGGTTCAGATAAAAATCCTTTATTATTTAGGAACTGTCCGGGATAACGACACAATGCGCCAGTGGTAAATTCGATACTTGAAGAGTCGCCTCTACCTCTGACAGTAGAACTTACAAAATTAGGATCGTATCTAACTGTTTGATAAAGTTGTACGACATAATCTGGATTGCTTACAGTATAAGTCTCTGCAAAGTAATCTGATTTTGAAACGGTGATTGTATCTGTTACACCAAGAATACTTTCAAAACTTCTAACGATATTTCTAGAAACACCATAACTGAATAGTTCAACAGTGAATAATTCAATTTCAAATGTGGTTGGATAATTGTAACCAAAGCTAATAAATCGTAAAGCAGCAATTCCACCAGACTCGGTTATCTTAGTTATCTGAATAACCATGTTGACACCACCTTCAAAGTCGATGGTGTACATAGATCCGACTTTGAAACCTTGACCAAAATTACTAACTCTATATCCATTTGGAGAACCTTTAATTCTTCCAACATAGATTGTTGTCTGGCTGTTATTTTTTACATAAACATAATCACCAACTTCATATGGCGCAGGGGTATTTGTCTGGAAAAATAATTCAACAATACTTCCAGATAGAATTCTAACTCTTACGATTGGAACTTCATATGTGAATCCATTTTTTTCATATATTAAAATTCTATTTGCAATATCCGAGATTGATCCACTTTCTGTTTCTGCTCTAATAGAAAGAAGTTGCTCCCATCTGCCATCTGATGGTCTAAGAACATATTCGTATGGATACTTTACTTCTACGTCTACATCATAAAATAGTCTAAACAAGAGTTGGAATGATAATTCACTTCCTTTTGCTTCGTATAAGTCTTTTATTCTTTTTACAAGTAGCTTTCTATTTGCTAGTGCTGTTAGCGGCAGATCTGTCGCATAATTTTGTAAAAAATATTGTACAAATGATGCTGCGGTAGAATCAATATCTCTATAACTTAGAGCATTCTTAATTAGTTCATATGCTTCTTGGTCTTGCTCAATATACCTATAATATGCTTGTAAAAATGCAACGAATGTGGGGTAGTCAGAACGAATAAATTCTGGAAGCTGACTTTCTACAATCGTCGATATTTTTTCTTTGATTCTTGTAGTAGGCATTATACGATGGCAGTTGCTGTTACACTAGTTCCTGCGTTACGTCCAGCAGATAAATTAATTTCCGTATCATCTAACAAAAAGATTTCATTTCTATACAAAGTCAAATCATAATTTGAATCTTGTACGCTTGCATTTAATCGTAAATCAGTCACACCAGTTTGAAAACCAATTGGTGTGAATCCAGTGATGGAAACTTCTCCGGTGCTATAATTTATAGTACCAAACGATGAATCAATAATAGTTTCAGCATTTGCTGAGTTTACCAATTTTAATGTACCATCACCAGTGTTTGATGGTGGAGACTGATTTGGAATGTCAATGATTTTAACTAACGTCTGAGTTGTTCCAACAGTGACATAAAAGTAACTAGAAGTTAATGATCCCGGAATCAAAGAATTTCTAAAAAATATTGCATTTGCATTTGTGAAGTTATTAAATGCACTCAATACAAGATTAATTCTCTTCTGTAGTTTCAAAGAAATATCAACACTTGCTAGAGCAGTATTTGCATCTAGAATATCACAAGACAAAGCAGAATTATAATATTTTTGATTAAATTTTCCTAGATTTGTACTAAAGTATGTATTGATTGTATTGTAAATTCCAGTTACAACGTCGCCATTAGTTTGTGTTGTTCTGTTCTGATAATACTTTGCTGTAGCCGCGATATTGACATAAATGTATTGCGGATCTACGAATTCTGGAGTTATTGTAACTACTTTTTTATTTTTTAGAATTGTATTCTTGATTGTTTCTTTTGATGCGGATGAAACATTGTACCCATCATATGGTTTAAGTGAAATTACAATTTTACCAAACATCTGCGGGACGTTTTCTTCTCCACCCCACACATTCACAGATTCAACTTCTGCAAAATTAGCTAGAATTAATGCGCCATAATCTTCTTCAGTGACTGCTCTGCTTCGTGCGGCATTATATTTTGGGGCTAGATATTTAATAGAAGAAATAGATTCTTGATCTGCTGCACCAGTTGATTTTGTATTTACGGTAACTGTAATGCTGCTAGAACCACCAATTACACCACTGGCAGAAAAAGATTGCGTAAAACTAGATCCAACATTTGCCGCACTTCCACTTACAACCATGTATTCTATTGTGACGATATTTCCAACAGACAATGCTTTTGAAATAACATCATCACCAAAATAGATTTCATACTTTCCTAAAGTATTCTCATCTAAAAAGTAAACAGTCGATTGTGAATCGACAACAGAAATATCATCGCATAGCGTATAGGTATATGTTGTTAGATCAGCAATAGAATTTTGAACGGTGACTCTTATGGTAGTTGTATCTACGTTTTCATTTGGAATTTCATATTTAATACCAGATTGAGCGTCTGTTATCGTGTATGTAAATGTTAAGTAAGCACCTTCTTTGACAGAGACATTATTAAATGTATATGTTGTTCCAACTCTATTTGCAGTATAGGCTTCTGTATTTAAAAAAGTGTAGGTTTTGCTATTAATAGAAGATGTGAATGTTGAATATTTGTCTAACGTCAATGTACTTGGCAATCCTGTCGGATTTGTAACAACAACATTAATATTTGCAACAGCACCTCTTGCGGATCTTGGTGTATAACCCAAATGCTTTGCAATAGATACAGCAGAAGTTCTTTTTACAGCAGAATCCAAAAACATTTCATTTGCTAACATGTTAGCAATATATGCATTGTAATGTGTGTTGTATGCTAACACATCTAGTAAAACAGATAAGCCAGATCCTTCAAAATCATAGTCTAAAAACTCATTCTGAGCTTTTAAAAATGTTTTTAAATTGAGTTTGATATCATCAAAATCAATATCGGCTATTTGTAAATTTGCCATTATCGTACTCTTGAAATTGCTGTTGTGACTGTGACTGGCAATTCGGTATTAATGATTTTAAAAATAACATCAATTATAACTTCATTTGAATCCGAATTATCTTTAATATTTACACCCAATAATGAAACCCTTGGTTCAAATCTAAGTATTGTATCCGATATTGTTTTTTTGACAATTTGTATCGTATCTTCCGTAAAATTTTCAAATAATAGTGAATAAACTTGGCAACCTATTTCTGGATGGAACAGTCTCTCATAGTTTCTTGTTGAAATTAAATTTCTAATTGATGCCTTTACAGCTTCCTCATCATATTTTTTAGTAATATCATAGGTGATAGGATTTGCTGAAAAAAGCAAATTTAAATCAGAAAACTGTCTTGTTCTTCTATTAATTGCGGTAGTTGCCATTTTTTATTAATATTTATAGTGATGATGGCTACATTAATTTGATCAAACTACTTCCTCTCACAGAACCATTATACATTGTCAACAATTGTTTTTTATTTGAAGAACCAGCAAAAGAAATATGAAGCCATGGATGATGCGCTGTTGTGCTATATTCTAAAATTAATTGATCGTAATTTAAAACTTTTGCTAGTGCGACAGCAATCATGTAATAATCTCCGCTCTTTACATTTTTGAATTGAATGTCTACTGCCTGACCTTTGGTATGTTGAGAACTTCTTTCTGCTGCGGTGTTTGGTCTGTATCCAGAAGAAACATACATGTTTGGAAATAATTTAAAAATAGGTTCTAAAATATTTAATGCTAGTTGTTGTAGATTAAATACAATTTCACCATATGGCAACCCTTTATTATCTATTTGATATTTAGATACAGCAGTTTCAGTTGTCAACATTTTGAGAGTATAATTTGGCGAAAGTTGATAATTGCCCGGAAGTTCTTTTACTGATTTTAAAGAATTAGTTGCTGGAACAATTTTTGTTGATCGACTTGTGATTTGTGCTGTGTCAATAGCGGTCGGTTGTTGTCCCAATTCCGCTTTTGTTGTTGCTCCAGAAATAAGAACATTTGCAGTCTCGTTTGCCGTTTGGCCTTCACCACCATGCTCTGCCTCTATTACAGAACGACTAACAATATTTGGTGGATTTGTATCTTCAATGTCTCTATTAAAAAGAGTTTTTCTTTTATCAAGCATACCATTTTCTGCTTTTCCGGCATCAGATGGTTTGAAAATTGGTAACATTGCAATACCAGTATTAACTGCTGCAAGAGAAGAATCTAATGCATAGGTTGATGCAACATTTATCCACATGTTATATTTTGATTCTATCAATGTGCTAAGTGAAGATTTCAAATGCATCTCATCTGCGGTTGAAATGCTTAATCTGCTTTCGGCGCGAAGATTTAATGCTCCAGTAGATTCAATATTTACTTTTTTGCTTTTAATATTAATTTCTTCTGCGGCAGACAAATTCATTTTACCTGCTGCTTCAACAGTAACATCATTAAAGCAAGTTAAATTAGTATCACCATCGACTTGAATTGTTGCTTTGTTGCCAACAAAAATGCTGCACTCTCCATTTACACTAACGTCTGCTTTTCCATAAATGGAAATGTATCCGTTTTTGTCAATGATTTCGTATGAAGAGCCTTTTGTTTTTTTAACAATTGTTCCAAAACTATCAATCTCAATTGATGTTCCTGCTTTATGGTATACATGCAATCTTTCAGAACCGGGAGTATCGTCAATTTCAATTACATGACCGCTTTCGGTCTGAGTTACTTTATTGAATGGATATACTGCCGCATACGCAGATTGAGGCTCATCCCATGGAACACCAGACGCGCTTTGAACTCCAGTAGTCCTATTGTATTCTTTTTCTTTAACAACAGTTCCAAAAACATTACCAGTTGCTAATTTGTTTATGTCCCCTAATCCAGCATAATCTTTTGTCGGATATGTTGCATTTGGATCTAAAAACCCCTGATCTAATACAATTAATTTTTCTGTATTTTCTGGATTAGAGATAGTAAAATTATAGGAAGAAGTTAGGTATTTTGATGCAAACGTGTCAATGTATAGATTATCAATCGCACGAAGAGCGCCATCTGCAATACCAGCCACATCGGAAACTAAATCAGAAAAAGTTATTCCAGTGCCATAATATGATGTGTTGTAAATCGTATCTACATTTGGTATTGCTGTAGGTACAGTTTGTTTTCTGTTAAAAATAGATCTAACATAATCAATCAATGAATCATACACTAATTCATTTACCATAATCACTGCCAACTCTTTGTATGAGTCGGTCAATATTTTTAAAATATTTTCTTTATCTCCATTTTCTACTAGATTTAACTTAAAATTTGAAATTAAATCGTCATTTATTTTTTGTGCAATATTAGTTGAAAGCGAAGTTTGTATTGTGATTTTTAAATTATCTGCAATTTCTAATGGTGTCTTATTCCCGTTGACAATATCAAATTCGTTATTTGTGCCAATTAAATTATTTGGGATTGCAAATAGTTGATAGTTTGTTTCTTGGCTTACAAGATTAAAAATTTGTGCTGAGTAAATTTCACCAAATGCATCGGCGGCAGACTTTAAAATAAAATCTGGTACTTTTACAAGACTGTTAACGTCTTTTGTTATCGCTAAAATTAATTTATCGGTTAGCGTTTCTAAAATTGGTGTGCTCATGGAATTAATTTTAGTAAGTCTTGTTTTTCGTTTTCAAATCTAGTTTTTAGACTTGCTTTAGTTCTGGCATCGCTTGAACTAAAGTACGCATCTGACGTTGCTTTTTTATAACTGCTAACTAGATCCACAATAGTTCTATCTGTTAAGTCAGCTTTATTTGCTAATGGTATTGTAAAAACTTTTGTGTTATTTGGACCATACTGAACCGCTGTTGACCATATTAGATCTTGAACTGCTGGACCATATTTCTGAAGATCTAAGTTTTCGCGTTTAAGATTGGAGATCATTACATCATAACAATTATTTTTAATAAATGTGTGTTGATCTTTGGAAAATTCTTCTGCATCAGATGAAGCTGCACTTTTCCATGCCGTGTCAAACGCAGACGTTGCGGGAGTTAAACCAGAAAATTTACTTTTCCATTTTGGAAAAGAATTGATAAATTGAATTACTGGAGAATTTTTAGAAGATCTTCTTCTTGTGCCATCTTGTTTTTCTGCTGGTAAAAATGATGCGAGTTGGTATCTACCATATCCAGCGCCATCTTCTGAATTAGCACCACTTCCTTCATAATCGCTTATTGTGCCAGCACCTTTTCCACCAGATTCATATTTCTCGGAAGTTTGACCAAGACTCCAGTTTGGATTGTATGGTGTTCCAACTGGAACAATATTATCGTTTGAATCTCTAATAATATTTCCGCTAGAATCTCTCAAAGCGGTATCTGGATTCACAAACAAATTTTTAAACACTTGAGTAAAAGTAACTTTAGCGACTTTGGTGGGTATTGTTCCCAACATTGCTGGTTGTTGACAATCTTCTCCGTCTAAGAAAAATCCAAGAACCCATGATCCTTCTGCCACTCCAACTGGTGCAGTACCAACACCAGAAACAGAAGCAGATGTTATTGGCATAATAGGCACACACCATGGCAAATCATTTGTTGGCAGAATACCTTTATTGTCTGTATGATAACCATAGACTCTAACTTTGCAACGACCTAATTTTTCTGGATCTTTTCTATCCTCAACTACACCAATCCAAAATTTAAAATTTCCATAGATATTATTCATCTTCAAAACCCAATCTTCTCTTAACGATTTCCATACTCATCATATGTTCTAATTTGTTGATTCTGTGATGTATAGCAGAAATTAAATATTTTCCAGAATAAAGAGTGTCGTACAAATCTAAACTACTGTCATCATTTCCTCTTGTTGTAGTATCAGGAAATATAAAATCTAATACCATTCCAGCTTCAATATCAGTTCTTCCGGGAACTAGAATATTTAATTTTAAATTCGTTGCTTCTAACATACTACTCAATCTATTGCCATGAATCTCATCCATTTTTTCATTCACATTACCAGAAAAATTATCAAATAGTTTTTCATTTTTAGGATAAAATTTTATATTACTGGCTGGATTTCTAATTGTGTTTTTTCTAAAAAGTTTAGTGTCAAAATATTTGTTAGCGTTATTAGATTTTTCAAAGTATCCATAGTCTGTGTGTTCATAATCTACTAATTTGTATTCTTTATTATATATGTCCAAATGGATTAATCTGTTTGATAGATATCCAGAAACTACATTTTTAATTTGATCTACAGATGAAATCATCTTCGCTTCTTTCACAATAAACATCTGTCTATTTACATCTTTTCCAGTTGCCAAATCAATATT